AAATACTAATTGGTTTACGATAATACGAATATCGCAATTAAACGATAATAGCCAATAAAAAATACCCGGCTCTTGGCCGGGGTATTTCTTAATTTTCAGAATTTTCTGAATATTCTCACACCTAAAGAATTCTTAAAACGGATAAAAAATAGTTGTAATGTTCTAAATTTATGGTACAATTTTAGTAAATTAATTTAGAACATTAAAGGAGGTATATTATGAATATTAGAGAATTACTGAATCACATTTACCCTTCATGCCCGGTGATTGTCTATGGTAAGCGTGGTGAATTATATCACACTACAGCCGGGGCGCTACTTGAAGAAGTTTATGAAGATGAACACTGTAGTGATTGGAGTGTATATGAAAACTTTGTTGTTATATTTATATAAAGGTAGGTGATTAATATGGTTATGACAAAACACGGTTTAGAATTATCAGGTGACGCGCTCAAACATTTTCTTGCTATGAAAAGGGAAGTTCTGAATTTTGAATGTTGCTCTGAATGTTATGGGTGCCCTTTTAAAATTGATGGTGAGTATTGCATGTTTGAAAATTTAGATGAGGAATTTGACAAATTATTTGCTGAGGTAATTTTATGATTAATTTATTATTTTACATTCTATTAGCAACCGTTTCGCTACTAATAGCAGCTGCATTTTGTTCATTAGATGGTTATCTCAATAACAAGAAAACCATGTTAGAAATTAAAAAGTATGGTTTAATAAAAACTAATTGGTTTCTAAAATATGAATTGTTTAGGAAGGGATTAATAAATGGAAAGAATAAATAATTTAGATGAAGCGTTAAAGGTTATAGAAGATCTGAAACAAAGTGTATGTGATAAGCAAAACGAAATTTTATTTTTATATAATATCATTAAAATCAAGAATGATGAAATTGTAAGTTTAAAATGTTTATACATGGATAATGACAAACAATCGCTTGCAAGTTTGTATGGTGACATGAAGGGGAATAAAGTGATGGCATTCAAAACATTAGAATCAGCGATTGAATATATCGACAAGCTTGAACGGAAGCTTGAAATATACGAAAATGTGTTTGATGAACAGAACGATTTAATTGATGAACTAATGAAGGGAGATGGTGATAAATGCCAAGAAAAGAAGGCGTCTATAGATCTATACATCGTTATAGTGTAACTTGCCTGTGCGTAGATCTTAGAACAGGTGAAACATTTACAGATGATTTTGAAGCTCCGGTAATTAAGGATAAATTCGCATTACTAAAGTATCTTGAAAAAGAATACGACAACAAGAAAATGCGCGTTGTCAAAATTAAAAAAGTGGTTGAAAAGGAAAACAAATATTTCCTTTCAATAGATAAATATATTAAATATGCTGATATTATTAATGGAGGTACCGAAAAATGTCAGAAAACAAAGTAACTTTTGAAATCGTTAAATCTATTGCAGCAATTGCACCTACTAATGAAAATGGGTGGACTAGAGAAGTTAATTATGTATCATGGAACGGTAGAGATCCCAAAGTTGACATTCGTGAGTGGAATGAAGATCACACCAAAATGTCAAAAGGTCTGACGCTCACTAAACAGGAAGCGCAACTCTTAGCCGGATATATAACAACTTTTTTAGCTAATGAGTAAGATTTAAAATGAAATAAAGGGATGTGTAAAGCATCCCTTTATTAATAGGTGACAACTATGAAAATAAGAATAAATATAGTTTTTGATGATGATGAAAAATTATTTGCTAAAAGTGTACCTGCTGATGTTTTTAATTCTGCGGTTGCATTTGCAAGCGAAAAAGGATTTGACGCTATAAGTGAAGAATTAAAGGCATTTTTTAAAGCTATTTATTCATTTAAACATATAGGTAATGAAGGTGGTGATTTTAGTTGACTAAGAAAAGAAGAAAAGAATTAGACCGGTTGCGTAAGTTTATTACACGCGCAGAAAAACGTGGCTATGTTTTCCCGGAAGGATTCAGAGAAAGTTTGAAAAGTAAAACAACTAGAGCCATGCAGATGCTTACACCAAGGCGCTTATACGAACTAGCACAATTTAAAATAAGTGAAAAAATCAATGTTCCGGGAATGCGTGGACGTGCTATAGAAAGAGAACGCGCGAGTAAAAAAGCTGTTTCTACACGCAGAAAACGTGAAATTAAAGATGTTTTACCAACTATAAATGATATTGTGTATCAGGGTGTTATAGATCTTCTCGAAACGTACCCATCAAGTACCGCTTATCAATATCTAAAAAATCTATTAGATAGTGAAGTCAAAAAATGGGGGCGTGATGCTGTAGCAGAGTCTATGAATGCAGCAGGTGAAGATTGGATCCGGCGCGCGCATGAAATTATCTTTTATGAAGGTGATAGCATGAGAATACATGACGCATTAAAAACTTTTGCTGATTTAATTAATAGCGGTGTTAAAAGAAGTAAAGAAGAAGCTATTGAATTCAACAAGGTTAGTGAAGCTATATGAAAAAGAAAAAGTTTACAAAATTTATGGGTGATTTTGAAACAACAGTTTATGAAGGTCAAGAGTTTACTGAAGTTTGGGCTTCCGCGTTGGTTCCTTTTCATTCCGATGATGTTCAAATTTTTCATTCTATAGATGAAACGTTTGATTATTTATACAATTACCCCGGTCATGTTCAGGTATATTATCACAATCTTAAATTTGATGGTGAATTTTGGATGTCTTTTTTACTTCAAAATAATTTCAAACCGGCTCTTGAAGGGTCTTATGATACAGATAATGCCGATTGGAAAAAAGAAAAGGACATGAAAGTCAACGAATTTAAGTATTTTATTTCTGACCGTGGCCTGTGGTATTATATCGTTGTTAAAACGAACAATGGTTTTATTGAACTTAGGGATAGTTTAAAATTACTACCATTTAGTGTGAAAGAGATTGGAAAAGGTTTCAATACCAAGCATCAAAAACTTGATATGGAATATAAAGGCTTCAGATTTGCCGGTTGCACTATTACACCGGAAGAGAAGGAATATATTAAGAATGATGTTTTAGTTGTTAAAGAAGCCTTAGAATTCTTAGAGCTTGAAGGTCATGATAAATTGACAATCGGGTCATGTTGTTTCAGTGAATTTAGGAGTCGATTTAATCGAAACACATTTAAACTTTTTTTCCCGGATGTTTACGAATTCTATCTTGAGCCGGAAAAGTACGGCGTTAATAGCATCGGTCAATATATAAGAAAATCATATAAAGGTGGATGGTGCTATGTTAACCCGGAAAAACAAGGTAAGCTGCTTTGTGAAGGTTTTGTTGTCGATGTAAATTCGCTTTATCCAAGTATGATGCACTCTATGAGTGGAAATTATTACCCGGTCGGTTTACCTATATTTTGGGAAGGCGATTTTATACCTGACGAAGCCTTGCAAGAACGTAGATATTTCTTTATTAGAATAAAAACGCGTTTTTATCTTAAAAAAGGTTATTTACCTTTTATTCAAATTAAAGGGACTTGGTTATATAGGGGAACCGAGAATTTAATAACTTCTGATATTTATGATCGCGAAAGAAAACAATATTTTCGCTCATATTATGGGGAAAATGGTGAAGAGGTTCAAGCAATACCAATTTTAACTTTAACCATGACTGACTATTATCTTTTTCGTGAACATTACGATGTTGAGGATTTTGAAATATTGGATGGTTGTTATTTTGAGGCGAAAATAGGTTTGTTTGATGGGTATATTGACAAGTACAAAGAAATTAAAATGAATAGTAAATTTGCAAAACGAACTGAGGCTAAATTATTCCTCAACAATTTATATGGACGCATGGCAACCTCACCTGAATCATCATTTAAAATTGGTGAACTAAATGATGATGGTATTGTTGATTATTACCTTAATAATGATACGGGAAAAAAGCCGGGTTATATACCTATAGGATCAGCAATAACATCATACGCGCGTAATTTTACAATTCGAGCAGCACAGAAAAATCATCATCCCGGAAAAGGTGGTTTTTGTTATGCCGATACTGATTCTTTACATTGCGATATGCCAATAGAACAAGCTAAAGGTATTGAACTACATGATAATGAATTTTGTAAATGGGCGCATGAATCCGATTTTGAAAAAGCTATATATGTAAGACAAAAAACTTATGTAGAAGTTATAGGGGGTGATATTGATATTAAATGTGCCGGGATGCCGGCAAGATCCAAAGATTTATTTAAACATAGTGTCAATCAAGATTGGGAAGATTTAGATGAAAATTTTACTGAGGAAGAAATTAAGTTTATGAAGAAAAAAAGATCTATCAAAGATTTTAAAAAAGGTTTAAAAGTTCCGGGAAAACTTAGACCGGTCAGAATTCCCGGCGGTGTAGTATTAGTTGATGTAGATTATGAAATAAGGTGACTATAATGAAAATTTTAGATACAACTGTGACGGAAGAAGAAATAGTTGATTTATTTAAAAAAGATGAAGCTGATTTTTTAAAAGCGTTTGATAAATTATGTGACCGTATTATTACGGATCATAATACAAGAATTTTGTTGGAATATTTAAGGGAAAGAGGGTTTAATAAATAATGAATAAAGAAAAGGGTATAATATTAAACGATGGTCGATTGATAACAACCTTTGAAGAATTGGAAGGTGAATTTTTAAAAATAAGTGCAGACTATGAATTTTTAAAAACGAATCTTGAATTTACAGATAATGCTTGTCGTAAAGCTAAAGAAGAAATTGTGCGATTACAAACAGAATTAGAAGAAGAAGCTAGAAAATCAAGTATAGAAATATTATGGCTTAAACAAATGAATAAAAGTTTAGTTGAATTATCAATAGAAGTTTTAAGGAATAAGCAAAGCGAAAGTGAGGAAGTTGAATAATATGCTTTATTTTGTCGGTGACATAGTTATTACACTTATTACAGGGGTAGTTTTGGAGTTTGAAAATGTTGAAGTATCTATTAATCTTCTTGATATGTCTATTATGGACCCAAACGAAGGTGTAAATTTGGGTTGTGTAATACCTAAGCGCTCAATATTGTATTATACTTTTGAAAAGAGGCAACATGATGAAAAGTAACGTATTAATTAATAACACAAATTCTAAAATGTATATAGTTTTCAAGGATTTTGTCAGTGGTGACACACTTATAAGAGGAACTATTGAAGAACTGAATAGAGAAAATAATAATGCTTATAAACGTGCAAAAGAACGAACGCTTTTAGATTTTTACATTGATTTACAAAGTATCACAATATGGTGTTAAGATTAGTATAATTAAGAAAAGGACGCGTATAGCGTCCTTTCTTTCTATACTTTAGAAAATATAAAGAATGAAGCAAGTAGGCAACTTGTATTTATTCCGGTACCATATTTTCAGGTAGCCTTCCCGGAGTAATCCAACACCTTTAATACTTTCAGTATATACTAATAATATGATAATGCTGTTAGTATTGCTTGTTTTGATTGTAGATTTTTAAATCTAAAACATCCTTTTTCAAAATACCATCTTAATCCAACTATAAAGTTATCGTTCTTTTTTAGCATAACATAATTAATATTATGATCTTCAGTTGTAACGGCAATTTTAAAAGGGTAGGTTGCGTCAAACTTATCCGATACGTAAATTATACCTAATTCATCATAAGCGCGCAAACCGTAATTTACACCTTCATACACAATAGTTCCCATATACCTATTATTACCTTTAGGTGTATCAATAAAAGCAGTATTATCATCTAAATACACATTTTCGGACGCAAATTCTAAATACTTCTGATCTTTAAAAGCACGGTTAAAAGCTGATTCTTTCATCGAATCGCGCGCGTGTTCATTTAATGTGAATTCTAATACATAACCTTCACCACGTAAAAATTTTGTGTTTTTCTGAAGTCTTGAAGAAATCCCAAAGGCTTGAAAATAAGGGTTTAGTAGGGTAACTGCATTAGATAACATTATCATTGGTACGTTTCTAATTTGTTCTCCTTGACCCCTAGCAACAGTTGTATAAATGGATCTAAATTTTATAATTTCTTTAGGCACATAATTATTACTTTCACTTTGGAATTCATCAAACAACATTCTTTTAGTATCACTAAAAAAGTGAGATAATTTCCTGAGCCGGTCGGCAGAATTAATAGCAGCAGCATAACCACAATGATTATCGTTTAAATAAAGATTATGGTATATTCCATTTTCACGTTTTTCAGATTCCATTATATCTTTTTGAAAGAACAAACCATTTATATCTTTGAAAAATTTCTCAGCTACACCGTTTAGTTCTTCTTTATACCTGTATAACAACATAAATTTTTCTTTGTGTTTCTTAAACCGGTTCACAACATAACGATTAAAATAAGTTGTTTTTCCGGCGGATCTATTACCACAACACATATAAATACCGGGTGTATCCCCGTTAATATCTTTAGTGTTCAATAATTTTGTGCCATTATAAAATATACTTTCCATGCTTAAATATTATCAGAATTTTCTGAATATTTCAACTATTTAGAATATTGACAATATTCAGAATTTACTATAAACTTAATTTAGGTTATAATAAAAGATTTATAGGTGTGTATATGGATTACGATGTTTTTATAAACGCTATTTCAACTTTAGGGTTTCCGATTGTGGTTGCTGCTGCGCTATTTTGGTACATCAATAAAAAAGACGAGAACCATAAAGAAGAGATAAACAGCCTTAGACAGTCGCTTGACAGAAATACGACGATATTGGAAGAATTAAAAACACTAATAAACGTTATAACAGAACAATTGAAGGGTTAATTATGAAGATTGAACAAGCAGTTATTAAGGTTGTAGACCTTGCTAAGTCACAAGTTGGTTACAAACCTACAAACGGTAAACACACAAAATACGCTAAAGAATTAGACGCTTTAGGCACTTTTTATAACACGGCTAAAGACGGTTATGATTGGTGTGACGTTTTCTTTGATTGGCTTTTTGTTAAATCTTTCGGCGCGGAAATAGGAAGAAAAATGTTATATCAACCATTAAAATCACTTGGTGCCGGGGTTGGTTTTAGTAAGAATTATTATATTCAAAATGGTGCTTTTTCTGAAAATCCACAAGTAGGATCACAGATATTTTTTGGGAACTCTCATACAGGAATTGTAACCGGTTTTGATTCAACATATGTATATACAATTGAAGGTAATACAGGCGGTGGTAACGGTCAGGTGCAGCGCAAGGTATATGCTAAATCATCACTCAATATATCCGGCTATGGTATACCTAATTGGAAATTAGTATTAAATATCCCTGATCAACCTAAAAACGAAAAAGATGAATTAGGTACAATAGACAAAATTGCACGTGAAGTAATAGCCGGGAAGTGGGGGAATGGTGCGAACAGGAGAAAGAAACTTGAAGCTGCCGGTTATAATTATAATCACATACAGAATAGGGTTAATTATCTATTAACACATAAATCAGTTGATACATTAGCAAAAGAAGTAATAGCCGGAAAATGGGGTAATGGTTCTACAAGAAAAAAGAAACTTGAAGCAGCCGGTTATAATTATAATGAGGTTCAAAAACGTGTAAATGAAATGTTGAGTAAATAACTATGGGTTTTATACCAAGGTTGAGCGGTTCTGATCTGCCAAACGACTATAGATATAGTTCAAACCAAAACCCTTTTGTTAGATCCGGGTTTCCAATGCCCAATTGCACAACCTACTGCTATGGGCGTTGGTGGGAATTATTGGGAACTGAACCAACAATGTTACCATTAGGTAACGCCGGGACGTGGTATTGGGATGCACCAAGTAGTATACAAAAAGGTGGCACACCACAACTAGGTGCTATTGCTGTATGGCGTGATCCTTATGGTTATTATGATGGCCACGTGGCTGTTGTAGAGCAAATATTTGATTCAGGACATATACTAACATCAAATAGTGGTTATGAAGGAACATATTTTTATACCGAAGATAACTATTTATCTAATAGTTGGCTTGGTGCTAGTGTATCGCATAGACCCTATAGATTCGCCGGGTTTTTATATCTTCCCGGAAGCACCCCCGGTACCACTTGGGAGTGGATAAAAGGAAACCGTGAACTTTCACAAGCAGAATCAGATAATAACGCGGTTATAACCGCAGCTTATTTAACAACTAAAGGATGGACTAGAAACGCTATAGCCGGCGCGCTTGGGAACTTTATGCGAGAATCCTATGTAAATCCGGGCATATGGCAAAATACATACGTGGATCCAAGTAATGGCTATGGGTTAGCGCAATGGACTCCATCAACTAAATGGACTAATTACGCGGCGCAAATAGGCGTTCAAATAGATGATGGTTTTGCTCAATTAGATTTTATAGATTTAGACCCTTTAAATGAATGGTTACCTACAGTAACGTACCCTGAAACTTTAGTAGATTTTAAAATTTCTAATCAATCTCCTGAGTATTTAGCAAGTGTTTTCGCTTTTAATTATGAACGTGCCGGGGTAGTTGCTGAGGAAGAAAGACGGTATTGGGCAAGATACTATTATAATCTAATTGAAAATATACCAACACTACCGCCTGTATGGGGTGGTGGTAGTATTATAGGTTTAAAAGTATGGGAAATGATACGCTATAGATTTTAAAAGGAAGGTGAAAAGATGGCTATTAGAACCAAAACAGAAATTATGGAAACCTTGCGCGGTTATCTCGGTGAAGACCTTTCTGATGAAGCTATTGTTATGATTGAAGATATTAATGATACAATGGCCGAATTCGAAAGACAGATTGCCGATGTGACCGATTGGCAAGCTAAGTATGACGAACTGGACGCTTCCTGGCGTAAGCGTTATACAGAACGCTTTTTTGAAGGTGGCTCGGATCCTGAGGGGTCGTTTATTGAAGACGTGAATGATGTTGAAGAACAGGAAGATGAAGCGCCTACAACATACGAAGAACTTTTTGAAGAAGTAAAGGAAGGTGAATAATATGGCAAGGAAAATTGCAGTAAATACACTTAATGCATCGACAATTGACATTCTTAATGTCATTCGTCAAAATGCATCACTCCAATATCAAAATCAGGTGCCAGAAGTTCAAACCAAAAATGATATACCTAAGGTTGGTGAAGTAATTTACGGTACACCGGCATTAGCAAACGAATTTATTAATGCGCTTGTAAATCGTATTGCGCTTGTTAGAATTAAATCAGCAACTTTCAATAATCCATATAGAGACCTTAAAAAGGGTTATCTTGAATTTGGTGAAACTATCGAAGAGGTATTTGTAAATATTGCGCGTGTCAGAACTTTTGATGTAGAAAAGGTTGAAGAACGTGAATTCAAACGTACACTTGCTGACGTTCGCGCAGCATTCCACGTGATCAATTACAGGGTGCAGTATCCTATTACTATTCAGGATGAAGACCTAAAACAAGCTTTTCTATCTATTGATGGCGTTCAGGATCTGATTGCAAAGATCGTTGATTCTGTTTATACCGCTGCTGAATATGACGAATTCCTGCTGTTTAAGTATATGATGATTAAGGCAATTTCGCATGGAAAAATGCACCCGGTAGCAATTGATAGTTCGGCTGATTTTGACGAAAATGCGATAGCATTTAGGGGCTCATCCAACATGATGACCTTTATGAAAAATCAGTATAACGAAGCCGGTGTACTTACAACTACCCCAAAAGAAAATCAGTACATCTTTATGGGGGCAGAATTTAATGCGCGCTTTGATGTTAAAACACTTGCTTCTGCCTTCAATATGGATAAAGCTGACTTCATGGGTCGTTTGAAATTGATTGATGACTGGACAACTTTTGACAATACTCGATTTGAAGAGATTCGCGCCGAGTCTGACATGCTCGAAGAAGTAACAGCTGAAGAACTTGCGCTTATGCAAGATGTTGTCGCGGTACTGATTGATGAAGAATGGTTCCAGATATATGACAACAATAACAAAATGACTGAAAAATATGCAGCGTCCGGTATGTATTGGAACTATTTTTACAACGTTTGGAAAACTGTTTCAGCGTCACCGTTTAGTAATGCCATTGTGTTTGTAGATAGTTCCGCTAGCATTACGCCACCTGACACAATTACAGTTAGCGTGCTTTCGAAAGACGTTGATGCAGATGGAAACATTGCAATGTCAATTGCTGCTGCTGATGGCGTGGCACTCTCGAATAGCAATGTACTGTTCACACAGACAGAATCGATGGTTGAAGCCGGAATTGGTGTACTTCCTTACGGCGCGCTAATGATTCCATCTAGTGCAGCATCAACTTCAGTAGCTCTCTCTTTCGTACTTGGATCTGATACTTATACAGCTACTTCTCAAGCTTGGGGAACCAAGAATGTAGGCGGTACAGCAACATTCACAAAAGTAGAAGCAGCTGACGATGGTGAATAAAACAATCTTATTCTCTAATCCCCTATAAAGGTAATGGGTAAATAATTACCCATTACCTATTTTTCAAAGGTGAATATTATGGACTATGAAAAAATGATACAGCAGATTATAGTTAATTGCATTGGAGCAATAACAAGTAGTGTTAAACCGGACAGTGTAACAGTTGATGTTATTGTGGATGTCGATGATGTAACAATTTCAAAATCCTACACACTAAAAGAAAATTAAGGTATTTAATATGTATATACAACCTTCGACTAATATTAGACTATTAAAAGGTGTTAATCTTGATAATTCATATGAGCATACTATTTACTTTGCAGATGAAACAGCGCAAAGGAATTATTTTATTTCCAAAACTAAACACAATTTAACCGCTCAAACTTTTCAAAGAACCGGAAGAAATACAGCAAGGTTACAGCTTAATATAGGTGATTGCTATGATTGCAATTACATGATGTTTCAAAATTCCGCGTTTTCTAATAAATGGTTTTATGCCTTTGTTAGTTCACCTGAATATATAAACAATGAAGTCACAGAAATTACTTTTGAAATTGATGTAATGCAAACATGGTTGTTTAATTATGCACTAGGTCATTGTTATATAGAACGGCAGCACACGACAACTGATGTAATAGGTGGTAATATTGTACCTGAGCCGGTAGCCTTGGGTGAGTATGTTTTTAACTCATATAACGAATTGACATACCCAAACGCACCAAATAATGCGCTACTACACACTTTAGCGGTTATTATCGCCATTGTTGATGTTCGTGCTACAGTTTCGGATGGTAACGTGTATGACGGTGTATATGGTGCTGCTGAATTATGGGCGTTTGATATTAATGATGTAACCGGAATAAACGCTAAAGTTACGCAATATATTAACTCACCCGATAGCATTTTATCGATGTATATGCTGCCTAAATGCTGTGTATTAGACACAATACCTTCTTCCGGTGGTGTAAAACTGACAAGACACACCGGCGGCGCTACTCTAAAACACACAGCTACAATGCTTACAAGCAATGTTACTTTAGATGGACATTTGCCAAGGAATAGAAAACTATATACATACCCATTTAATTACTATCATGTTGATAATGCTAATGGGCAAGCGTTAACATTAAGATACGAATTCTTTGATAACCTTCAACCGGTTATGCTACTTAAATCAACGATTACACAACCTGTTCAAGTTGTTTTAAGACCTGAAGGTTATAAAAATGTGGGTGGATATGATAGTATATCGGGTGATACAGCGCTAAATACTGAATCAATTGAATTAAATGGTTATCCTCTGTGTTCATGGAATGTTGACGCGTACAAGGCGTGGTTAGCTCAAAACAGTATACCTATAGCACTTAACACACTAAGTTCTATGGGGCAGATGGGTATAGCAGCGACATACTCAACAAATCCTATAGGAATGGTTTCAGGTGGGGTTATTGGACAAGTATCAAATATTCTATCTCAAGCGTATACAGCGAGTATTGCTGCGGATGTTGTAAAAGGTACACAAAATAATGGCGGCGTTAATTGTGCAGCCGGGTTACAGACATTTTTCGGTGGTAGAGTATCGATAACAGGTGATATAGCCAGTAGAATTGATGATTTCTTTGATTATTTTGGTTACCAAATTAATAAACTTGCAGTACCTAATAGAAATGCTCGAAGGTATTGGACATACTTAAAAACCGCTACTTGCGTTATTGTTGAAGATATACCGGGTGGTGGCGTCCCTAATGATGATATGAAGCGTATAACAGATATATATAACAAGGGTATTACTTGGTGGAATAATGGCGATAATGTCGGAAATTATAGTTTAGATAATAGGGTGTAGTATTATGGGTAGAAGAAACGGAAGAAGAAAACATACTGCGCTAAATCAAAGCGCAAATTTAAATAACGCATCCTTTTCGTATTACTATTATAGACTAATGGATTTAGCAATTTCACAATTTGAATGGTCTAATCTTCCCGATTCTGTTGATGAACGTTTTTTAGAAAAAACACTGTTTCTATATGGTAATGCGCTATATTTTAATGATGAAGTTATTGGGGATTTAGCTCTGCAATGTACTTTGTCAGGCGAGTTTGATGTTTATGGTATTCCAAAAAGAAGAAGGGCATACGCTATTAATGGTTATCAACGTAGCCTGAATTATAAAAATTCGGTGTTGATTTATAACAATCAACTGCACATTAATACGGAGCCTGTTATTTGGCATTTTGCGACAAGACTTTGGGATCTTGACAGAACTATCGACATAAACGCAAAAGCACAGAAAACGCCGATACTACTAAAAGGATCAGAACAACAACAATTATCGCTACAAAACATTTACGAACAGTACGATGGTAACAAGCCTGTTATCTATGGTGATAATAACATGACTATGGAGCCTATACAGGTTTTAAAAACTGATGCACCTTTTGTTGCTGACAAGATTCAGGAACTTAGAAACCAAATTTGGAATGAGGCAATATCATTTTTAGGTATATCTAATGTTGCATACCAAAAGAAAGAAAGAATGGTTTCGGATGAGGTTATGCGCCAAATGGGTGGTACAATTGCATCTAGGAATAGTAGACTTGAAGCACGTAGACAAGCAGCTAAAAAAATAAATAAAATGTTTGATCGTGATATTGAAGTTAACTTTAGAGAAAATTCTGAAAATTCGGAACTTGAACCTTGGGGTGATTATAACGAACCGGAAGAAGGTGAAAACAATGAGTAAATACACAACTGAATTACGTTTTATTTGTGAATCCGAAGCCGGTTATTTAGAGCAGCAAGGGTATAGTAAAGTTAATGAAATCGTAGAAGCAGCTAGATCTAAAATTTTTAGCTTTGATTATCCAATTTTTGACGAGTCGTATAGACCGGGCTTAGAAAAGAAAATATTAAAACATTACTACACAAGAGAAATTGCAGCTGAAACGTATGGTAGATGGAAATTATTTTTAGAATCGCGAATGCTTGAAATAATGCCATATTATAACCAATTATATCAATCGACGTTATATGATTATGATATATTTGACGATGTGAATTATCTCAGATCAGGAAATAGAACTACTGACGAAGATGGTACGCACCAAGATCGAAACGTCACAGATACAGATACAACAGATAGAACAACAACTAATGTATCAAATGTTATTGATTCAGAAAATTCAAATACTACAGTCCTTAGATCAACAACTCAAGATAATGGAACCGTGGAAACTGACACAACAGATACATCACAAACACAAAGTTCCAAAACAATTGACACAGATACAAGTGATACCGGGTTAGCGTGGGATAAGTACAGCGATACACCACAAGGTTCAGTGCAAAACATAGATAATGATTCATATTTAACAAACGCTAGAAAAAACACTGTAAATAACACCGGCACTGTAGACACAACTGAAACAGGAACAATTGATAATACATCAACAACAGGGGTTGATACGGTAACATCCAACACACAAACCATTGATTCAACAACTACAGATAACGGAACACTTGATACAACAGAAACGACTGAAGAAATAGCTACTTCTACAGGTACCCTTGATACAACTTTTACAAACGCTGGATCTCACACTAAAGATGTACTTGAAGAATATAGTGAACTTATTAAAGGTAAGATGCCGGGTAAATCATATATGCAGATGATTCAGGAATTCCGGGATATAATATTAAACATTGATAAAATGATTATTGATGATCTAGCTGATTTATTTATGATGGTTTATTAATAAGAAGGGAAGGTATTTAATTATGGCAGTAGATTTCACACCGGAAATGAGAGAATACACTAATCAAGGGAAGTTTCGTTATTGGGTTCAAATGGTGCTACCCACTATATATGATGATTCATTATCATATATGGAACTACTGAATAAAGTAGTTTATGTTGTTAATCTTGCGATTGAGGATGTTGACGCTGTTGAAGATAATGTTGCAGCACTGTTAACAGCTTTTCAGGATTTACAGCAGTATACAAACGATTACTTTGATAACTTGGACGTGCAGGAAGAAATAAATAATAAACTTGATGATATGGCAGCTAGCGGTGAACTAAATCAAATTTTAAATCCGCTTGTTATCCAAAGTGTAACAGATTGGCTAGCGCAACATGTCACACCGACTAGCCCGATTGTTGATAATACACTATCTATTTCCGGTGCTGCTGCGGATTCAAAAACTGTTGGTGATAGACTCTTGGACGATGAAAACAAAATGATGACATACCATATTAGAAATTTAACTGATGCAGGTTTATCTGATATGGGTGTAACTTCTGTACTTGGTTTGAAAAGAAACAGATCATATTCACTGTCAAATATCACAACACTAACCGATATGCCAAGTGAAGCAACACAACCTTATAATGGTGCATTAGTTTGTATTGAAACGTCACCGTTAAATGGTTGGCCTGCTTTTATATTTGTACAAAACGATGGTAAAACGTTTTACGGAACCGGCGCAGGCTCTACAATGCGGTGGGAAAAGAAGCTTAAATTTGATAGCACACTATCTATTTCCGGTGATATGGCTGATGCAAAAGTTGTTGGTGATAGGCTTATTGAGGATGAAACAAAAATAAATAAAGCGTTTACTAATTACATTAGAAATGTGACCAATGCCGGATTGATTGATTTAGGGGTTGAAAATATTTCTCAATTTCCTAAAAATAGAACATATAGCCTAAGTGGTGTAACAGGCTTAACCGGCTTACCTACTGAGGTAGTAGAACCATATAACGGCGTTTTAGCTTGTTTTGAATCTTCTGAAGCGGGTGGTTGGCCACTATATATTTATGTCACTAATTTAGGTAAAGTATTTATGGGCACGGGCACAGGAACAACTATAAGATGGGATACTACAATTAGTGAAATACAGGAAGATTATTTTACTAATAACGATGTATTCATTACCAATGCAAAATTAAGTAGCATGGGTGTAAGTTATGTAAGGCAATTACCGTTAAATAGAGCTTATCACTTGTCAAATGTTGGAAAAACTAATTTAGGCGGTATGCCTATGGACGCTGTCGCACCATATAACGGCATGTTGATGTGCTTTAAATCGGCTGACACTAATGGTTGGCCGGGTTACATTTATATTTCAAATCAAGGCTACGTGTACGCCGGAACGGGTGCGTCAAATACAGATATGAGGTGGGATGCAACACATTATAAAGGCGTTGATACACTACTAGCAAATTTATATAACAAGAAAATTGTGTTTATCGGTGATTCAATAATGTACGGATCACATATGAGCGATTATGCTGCAGGCGATAGATTAGTTGTAACGAAAAATGGCACACCAATTTATAATAACTTATCAACTATTGTTTGGACTGCTCAATTCATAGAATATTTAGCAGCACAATACAATTGCACATGTGTAAATAATTCGTTTCCCGGTGCTAATTTTAGTGATATAAGTGCAAATATAGAAACTTTAATCCCTACCGATACTGATTATATAATTGTGATGCTTGGGGTTAACAATTGGAGTAACCCACAAACTGTACCGGCACAAATAAATTATATTAATAGTTATTGTAATAACAATAATATAATACCTGTTTATTTAACACCGGCACCAACAAAAGAAGCGGATTATATAAGGCCAGTAGCACAAATTAGACAGCACATAAAAAATTATAATAAGAAAGGTATAGCTGATTTCTATAGTGACTTTATTCATACACTATTTAGCATGAATGTTGATATAAATAATTTATATGATGATAACGTACACTATAAAGATAATGCACAACCATATTTCTTGAATTGTATTAAGCATGTTTTACACCTGTAAGAAAATTCTGAAAATTAAGAAATACCCCGGCCAAGAGCCGGGTATTTTTTATTGGCTATTATCGTTTAATTGCGATATTCGTATTATCGTAAACCAATTAGTATTT